TTATTAGTTATTTTAGTTATAATTTTTTCTGGTGTTAATGTTGGTATATTAGTCATTATGTTGTTACCTCTTTCTTAATGTTTAGATAGCTAATAGCCACATCAAACGAGTCTGTTGTGCTTGATTGCACTGTAAAAGTTTTTCCACCCTCTACTATTAGCGGTTCGGTTAATAATTCTTTTGTTTGATTAGCTGTTAAAGCAGCTGATTTAATAGCTGTAATACTGTTGTTTGTAACAGTTACACTAGGTGTACCAGCTGATGTAACAAGTATAGATTTAATTAAATATGTTTCACTAACTAGTGGATTACCAGATCCAAACGGAGTTAACGCAGCTCCACTCGTACTATCGTCTATACCTACAAATTTATACTGATTTACTGTTGCCATTAATCTAAAAAGAAACTTCTAGCTTCTATCTCCTGTTTTAATTCTTCTTGAAAAGTAGTATTTAATTTTTCTAATACTGCATCTAAATCTCTAACCAAAGACTGTGCTACATCTTCTTCATACTCGGAACTTGCTCTAGTTAATGTTTGTACTATCTTTGCCATTATAAACTTGCAATGCCTCCTCGTCTAAAAGGTGTGCCAGCAGTATCATCAGAAAAATCTGAAGCACTCATTCTACCACCTCCACCGCCATCACCTTGATAATCTGCTCCTGAATAAACTGTATCATCTATTTTAACACCTCCAGCATTTATAGCATTTTTATCAAAAAAGTTTTCGGCAAAATCTTTTTTAGCTAGATTAAATTTATTTGTCCCTATGTAGTTTGCATCTTTTGCTAATGTTCCCATGTAATTACCAAACATTGAAACAGGGTTTCTACCAAACGGATCTTGATTTAAATTACCTGCTCTTAAAGAACCATAATAACCATAAGGATCAGTAGGCATGTTAGCTCCACCTACTGTAAAACTTCTATTAAATTTATTTCTTGGAGAATCTTTTGGAAGCATTCCTAATACAAAACCTAGTCCTGGCATAATTGCATTACCTATTCCTCGCGCAGCCATTTTTCCTAAATCTATTCCTTTGCTTTTCATATAACTTGCAAAGTCTATTCCTCTATCTTTAATAGACCCTAAACCTTCAGTTAAACCACTAATATCTTCAAGAAAAGCATCTTTACTTTGACCTAAACTTTGTTTAGCATCTTTAAAAAGACCACCTTCAAGAAAGTCTCTATTAAGTTGATCTCTAATTCTATATTTAGGTGTATCATTAGATAAAATTGATTGATCTATTTGTATACTATCATCTGTCTGTCCATCCGGCATTTGATTATCTTTAAACATTTGTAAAATTTCACCATCAGTTCTTCTATGTAAATCTGGATTAGCTTTTCTTGCTTGATTAACTAATAGTAATTCTAATTCTGACATTATCGTCTTCCTCCAGCATGTATATCTAATCTAAAAGTTCCTAGTTTCCAACTAGTATCTACTGCTGTATTAGATATGGTAAGAGCAATAGCTCTTGCTCTCGCACGTGTATCTACTTTTGTTGTACCACTTGTTATTGTAAAAGGTCCGAGCGATGAGCTTGCGGCTGTGTCGTTAGGATAATTTCTTAAATCTAATTGTATAATAGAGTTTCCTTGTTGAGCTATAAAGTCAGGTATAATTCTACTTACTCGCATAATGTTTTCTCCATCACCTCTAAGGTCACCCAAACTAGTTTGTGCACCTCTAACAACTTTTTGTGTAATATCATAATCACCAGATGTAATGCTTGCTGGAATAGCTGTAGTTACTCCTAGCCTTACTTGATTAACTCCTGTTTCATGTTCATAGTAATATGAAATTCCTTCTGTGTTTCCTGTTACATCAAAAGATGTGTCTGTACCTGCATCATATTGAGTTGCATGAGGCAATCCAAATACAGAAGAATCTTGCCACGTAGTTCTAATAAACAAAGAACTTGCATTTACAAACCATATGGGTCTTTTAGCAGTTGAATCTAAATAACTATAAGTAACTGATTGTGTATTAACATTAGAACCAGCTTCTGGATAAAACCATGTAACCTCACCAAACAAGTTATTAATTCCTGCATACACCATTTGATTAGATGTTGTATTTAAATTGTCATAAACATAGTCTTCAACCAAACAGTCCATAGATTCTAGTTTACCAGTGTATCTAAAGAAACCATTTTCAGACATCCAATACGCAGCACCATCAACTTCAACAGCTGCATTTTTACCAATCAATCCACAGTTAGTACCAACTTGTTCAAAAGCAAATGTAAAAGGAGTTCCAACAAAACGCATGGTAAATAAAGCTGTGTCTGTCCAAACATATAATGCATTTCTACCAAGTTTCGCACCCATTATCCGTGATCCGGCGGCCAGTCTTTGTGTACCAGCACTATTCTCAGCTGTTGGTGTGTAATCATTAATATTTTCTTGAGACGAAAATCTTATAAACATATCATCTTGAGTGGCTTTATCACCAATAGTTGTCTCTGTTCCAAAAAATACTAAGTGACGATCAGGAGTAGATACTAACATATCACGTGACGCTGTTGGTGCACCAGTTATAATTGTAGCTCGTGTAGCTGTAGCATTAGATGCGTCTGCATTCCATTCAAAACATTCTCCATTAAATATTAAAGCAATAAGTGTGCTTCCTAAATTATCTAATGACCACATACCGGGTTCTGCAACTTTATCCGTGGTCGATGCTGCCTGACCCCAAGCAGAAAAAGAACTATGGTTAGTAACTGTTGCACCATCACTGTGAGAGGCGTTAGCTGTTCCTCTAACATTTCTAGTAATTCCAGTAAAACTTGTAGTTGTAATTCCTGTGTATGATATTTCTTCATTATCTACTTGTATAAAATTTGTTCCTGTGCTTGGAAATCCAGTTGTGCTAGCTACATTAATTGTAGTTCCTGACCCACCTGTTCCAGCAGAGTCAGCATTTAATGCTCCATTTAAAGTTGTTGTTTGTGGATTTGTAACTGTACCACCCCATTGAGATATACCATAACCAAAGACTCCAACCTGTTCAGCTGGTCCTACGTGATAGTATTGAAAAAAAGTTATACCTCCAGATGTAGTTGCTCCACTTCCTGTTTCAGTAGCACCGGCATTTATTTCTAAAGTTGTAGTTGTAGGTACAGAAGTTACCATAAATTTTTTATCACAAAAAGTAGCAGAAGAAAAATTAGAGTCTGTAATAGCTGTAAAAGTAGATGCGTCTCCAAATAAAATAATATCTCCTACAGAAAAATTGTGTGCAGATGAAAATGTAAGAGTTACAGTTGATTGTCCATTAGTAGTACTAAATGCATTAGTAATAGCTGTGCCTGATGGATTTACTAAAGGGTGTATATCATAGTAGACTCCTCCAGAATATACATATAAAATTCTGTTAGTTCCTATGGCTGCGTACTTAATACCTTCTCTATTAACCATATGATGCAAACCTCTAGCTGCACCTGTTAATTTACTGTCTCCTAATTGAGACCAACCACCTATTTTTTCTGGTGTACCATATCTAAAACGAACATTTTCGCCACCAGTCCACTGAGATTCAGCTCCTGTAGATGTTACTTGTTTGTTAAATCCTGGTAGAAATCCTAATTTTTGTAGCATAATATACCCTTATATAAGGATTTTAATATTTTAGATAGTGTTATATACCATTACAAAAATAAAGAAAAGACACAGCTTTTATTAATTATTTCCACCAAGGCCCGGTTATAAAAAAGGTGCCTGAAATTCTTTGACCTTTTGTTACTGGAGAAACTTTGTGTGGAACATACGAAGGAAACATTAACAAAGTACCTGGCTCATTAAATTCTTTTACTTCGTGTAAATTAGCATGTGCAAATATAGAAAATTTTCCTCCTTCATATTTTTTTTCAGATAAGTTTAATAATAAAGTAAGTTTAACAGTATAATTTTTATCAAAATCTTCTCCATCAGTATGCATCTCATACTCACCTTTATTTTTCTCATCATAAATATTAATGATAAAATTATTATCATTTAAAAAAGGATTTATATTAAATCCAAAAGCTTCTCTATTTACATAAAATGCTGTATCTTCTAAATCGGGTGTTACATGTCTAACATCTTTATAAGAATTATAAAAAGCAGTAGATGTTTTTACTGTTGTAGCTTTTTCGTTAAAAGGTTTTCCTTTCATAAGAACCTTATTTAATTTTTTTATTTGTTTTGAAGACAAATAATTAGGAACATAATAGTATAAGTATTTCATTCTTTTTTAGGTAGTATTATATTCCAATCTAACTTAAATATTAAATCTTGCAAGTAAACTTTTTTAAGTTTTTTTTCTTTTAAATATTGATGTAATTCTTCTACATCTACTACAATCCATTGGTCTTTTCCTTCAAATACTATTTTTTCTGCTTGAGTATTAAATGAACTATATTTTCCTATTTCACCCTGTTTGGTTTTTTGTATGGGTCTAGTGTCAAATTTATAAAAACCATTATGTCCTTTTATAATTCCTGCTATATTCCAAGACTGTTTATTTTTAGGGTATTCTATACTTTCTAATTTATCTTTAAATTTAATAGACATTTATAACCTATTGCTTTTTTATAGATAATATCATATAACATACAAATAAAGAAATATCATGATTTTAAAAAATTGTTATTATTATTTTAAAAATGCTCTAACACCAAGAGTTTGTAATAATATTATAAAACATGCCCAATCTAAAGAAGAACAATTAGCAATAGTTGGTGATTCAATTGAAAAAGGAAGAGATTTAAAATTAAATCCTTTTAGTAAAAAAGAAATTAAAAATTTACAAAAAGTTAGAAAATCAAATATAACTTGGTTAAATGATTATTGGATTTGGAAAGAAATAAAACCTTACATACATGAAGCAAATAGAGCTGCTGGTTGGAATTTTGAATGGGATTGTTCTGAGAGCTTTCAGTTTACAAGATATAAGCCCGGACAATTTTATGGTTGGCATGAAGATACATTTTGCGAACCATATAATAGACCGGACAATCCACAGTTACACGGTAAAATAAGAAAATTATCTGTAAGCTGTGTTTTATCAGATCCTCAAAAAGATTTTACAGGAGGAGACTTAGAATTTAATTCTAATAATCCCCATCTAAATGAAAAACAAAATATAATGGTTTGTAAAGAAGCTAGGGAATTAGGTTCTATAATTGTATTTCCAAGTTTTATTAGGCATAGAGTAAAAAAAGTAAAACAAGGCACAAGATATTCTTTAGTAATATGGAATATAGGGAGACCCTTTAGATGAGTTTTAAAACTAAAAAATATAAAATAATTAAATCAGCGATCTCAGAAGATTTTGCAGATTATTTATACAAATATCTTTTATTAAAAAGACAAATAGCAAGAACATTATTTGAAAAAAAATTTATTCCTTCGTTTGCAGAAGAATATGGACATTGGAATGATCCACAAGTTCCAAACACATACTCTCATTATGCAGATGTTTGTATGGAAACGTTATTAGTAAAAATGTTACCGGTTGTAAAAAAATATTCTAAATTAGAATTAATACCTAATTATTCATATACAAGAATATATAAAAATGGAGATATATTAAAAAGACATACAGATCGATTTAGTTGTGAAATATCAGTCACTATGTTCTTAGGTGGTCAACAGTGGCCTATATTTATTAATTCAACAAAAGAAGTAAAAGTTAATTTAAAAGCTGGTGACATGTTATTGTATAGAGGTAATGAACTAGATCATTGGAGAGAACCTTTTGAAGGAAAAGATTGTGCGCAGGTATTTTTACATTACACTAATGCAAAAACACAGGGTGCAAAAGAAAAAATATTTGATACTCGTCCTCATTTAGGTTTACCTAGTGATTTTAAAAATGGTCTTTTAAAATAAAATATTATGGAAAATAAATATTTACTAGAACATAAAGACAAACTAATTAAAAAATTACAATTAGAAATTGAAGAAACTAAGATGGTATTAAAAGGTGAAAAATGTTTTAATGAAAATTTAAAAGAACAAGTTAAAAAATATGAATTAACAATAGAAACATTGCAAAGGATTAATGAAAATTTTTTAACAAAAATTTTAAAACTAAGAAATACTATAGATACGCTTTCAGAAAAATGAAAGATGCAAAAGTATACCCAATTTTTTCTAAACCTTTATATGTAAATAATATAGATTATGATGTTAAAAAAATCTATTCTCAATTAAAAAAAGTCAAATGGATAAGTGTAGCTGATGTTGATTCTAATAAAGAATTTTCATCTTCATCGTCGGTTGATAGGAATATTTTAAATAAAAAACCTTATAAAGAAATAAAAAAACACATTGAAGAACATTTTTATAATTACGTCTATAATGCTTTAGAATTAAAACAAGAATTTAAAATAACAACATCCTGGTTAACTAAAACACTTTGTAATCAAAAAGCCCTATATCATAATCATAATAACTGTATGTATAGTGGAGTTTTATATTTAAAAACACCTAAAGAAAAAGCCGCTATTACTTTTGAAAATTTTGAAAATAAAAGATTTCATTTAATTCCTAAAAATTATAATTTACTTAACGCCAGAGAATTTGTTGTAGGTACTTCACCTGGAGATATAGTAATATTTCCTTCAGAACTTTTTCATAAAATAAATATTAATAGCTTTAATGAAGAAAGAATATCTTTAGCATTTAATTTTTTTCCTATTGGAAAATTAGGAGATCCAACATTAGATAGTTATTGTGAGATACAATGATAAAATATAAACAAATAGATAAAGAAATAATTTATACTAAACTTCCAAAAGAAATAATTAAAGAACTTTTCTCTTGGAAAAAAGAATGTGATAAAATTAAAAAACACCCTCTTTTTAAATTAAAACTTCATGAAAATATTGGTTCTAAAACTAACAGTTACCAGGTATCGGTTCCAAATATATTAATAGAAAATTCTTATTGGCTAGCTTTTGTTCTTAGGTTGTGTGGCATTTTAACAAACCAAGATCATAGAAATTTTTTTATAAGAAAATGGAATGGACATTTTGACGGCTATGATGTGTGGATAAATTATTCATATAAAGGTAATAGTAATCCTGAACATAGTCATGGTGGATTTTTATCAGGGGTAATTTATTTAAATAATAAAAATGATGTAACTTATTTTGTAAAAAATAATATAAATTTTATAGGTAAAAAAGGTGATATGATTCTTTTTCCATCTAATTTAAAACATAAAGTTAAAACACAAAAAAAAGAATATGAAAGAATAACTTTTGCTTTTAATATTAATAGAATATAAAAATTTTATTCTTCAATAACCCATTGTTGGTTATCTTCATCCCAAACATATATTACAGGATTGTCTATGTCATCTTCTGGTTTTGGAACAGGAGGTTCCCATTTAAAATTATTTAAAACCCAAGAAGGATAGGGTTGTGGTGCTATAAAAACATCATTGGCTTCATCATAGGTAGAACCTATACCAGAAAAAGTGTTTCTAAAATTAGAATTGTAAGAAGTTTGAACCCATTTAACTCCAAGTATAGATAAAGGCGCTACAGTTTTAAAATGTTCAGCTGCAGATTCTGATTGATCTCCACCGTTAGCATTAACGTCCTCATTACATGCAACTACAACTCTTAATACTTTGTTATCCGAATCTATTTCTGCAAAATGTGCCATAATATTATTGATAGTTTAAAGTACCTGTTACTGTAAAAGTTAAAACCGTTTCTCCCCCTGGAGCAGTTCCTTTTGTATTTGATCCTGGAGCTACTGTTATAGCTGGTCCTGCATCTGCTGGAGCTCTAATAATTACTACTCCTGATCCTCCGGCTGTAGTTGGTGTGCTATCGTCTGAACCTCCGCCACCACCGGTATTAGCTTGTCCAGATTGAGAAAATGTTCCAGGTTGTCCTCTTTTACCGCCAGCTCCGCCGCCGCCTGGTCCCGCTGATCCTGGGGATGCTCCAAAATTAGCTGATCCGCCTCCGCCACCAGCTCTTGTTACTGATGCACCTGTAATTGAATTTGCTGTTCCATTTCCACCAGCGCCTGATGTAGTAGGTGCTCCGGTTCCGCCTGTGCCACCAGCGCCGCCGCCTCCGCCGCCGCTACTTTGACCTGATCCACTAGGTGGAGACCCTGGTCCTCCGTTATTTCCTTCCGGTGGTGAAAAACCTCCGGCATTACCTGATCCTCCAGGTGAAGGTCCAGTTTGACCTCCCCCACCGGATCCTCCTGGATCTCCTGAAGGTTGTGGTCCAGCGGCACCGCCGCCACCACCACTTGAGGTAATAGTTTTAAATACTGAATTATTTCCCGGAGCACCTACTTCTGGTGGTGATGCACCTGGTCCACCTGCTCCAACAGTAATTGGTATAGCTCCTGAATCTATTGTTATTTTTGTTCCACCTGGAAAAGAAGTTCTATGTCCGCCAGCACCGCCTCCGCCGCCGTTAACACCTACAAAACCACCAGCGGCTCCACCGGCAACAACTAAATAATCTACGTCAACGGGATCAGATTTTGGCAAACCACCAGCACCAAATCCTAAAACTTGGTAACCAAACATTTTACCTTTTTTTGATTGTGTATTTTTTTGTCCTTTACCTTGGACAGTTAAAGGTATGTCTATTTTTTTCATATCTAAAATCCTTATGCGTCGTTAGCCGCGTCAGTAGTAAAGAATAATTTAATACCTAAAACTCTAGATTCTCCAGTAAAAGTATCACTACCATCTGCCGCATCTCTAAAAAATTGAAAGTATGTTTGCTCACCTGCTGCAGGAGAACCCGCAACTGTCATAGCACTACTTTCAGATGAAATTTGTTGGTCTTCAACTGTTCCTATACCTGCATCTGTAATATTTATTGCTGTTCCATATGCAACATCAATGGTATCACCGTCTGCACAAGCAACGCCTTGTAAACCAAATATACAGTTCCCTGTATTAGTTGTGCTTGGAGACCAGTAAACTTGATAAGTTAAAGTTCCTTCGTTCCATGATTTAGGCATAGCAATTGTAAATTGTGTGTATTGTTTTGTACTAGCATCAAAATCAAATACTTTTAAATCTGGTCTTGTAGCTGTTGTTTCAACTAAAGCTGCGTCTGCAGGATTAGTAGTTGGTCCGTACATAGCTGCTGCTGGAACCCATATAGTTTCTTTACCAGCAATTTTTAATGCTGAACCGTTTCCTTGTAAAACACCTGATCCTTTCGGAACTAAATTTATACCTACGTTAGTTTCACCAGATGCCGTAAAGCTAGGGTTATTACCAGTAGCTGCGTTAGCGTATGTTAATTCGTTAACTGCGGAACTCGTAGCAGTTAATAAAAATAATTCGTTTCCGTTAGTATCTAAAATTGAAGTTCCAATTTTAGGTGCTGTTAAAGTTTTGTTTGTTAAAGTCTGTGTTCCAGTAAGAGTTACATCACCTGTACCAAAACCCATGTCAATAATATCAGGGTTTGTACCATCATTTGCAGAAGCAAATACAATAACAGTTGCTCCACTAGCTACTGCTACACTACTTCCACTTCCAGAAACATATTTAAAAGTTACAACTTGGGAGCCACTTGTAGAATTTTTTAAAAAATAAAATGTTTGAACATCTTTAGGTATAGTAACATTTCTTCCAGCACTTAATGATCCTGTAAATTCGATCATTCTATGCGCAAGAGTTGCACCAGTTGATCCATCAGATACAGAAAGATCTGTATCTCCAGAATCTGAAACTGCTTGTTGTGTAAAACCACCAGAAATTTGTTCGATTATATTTAAGTTGGTGTTAGTTTTTGTTCCCCATGTACCGGCGTTTTCACCAGTTGCCATTAATTCTACACCTAGAACTGTATAAGTTGATGCCATAATTTTGTTCTCCTAATTAGTATCTTTTTTTAATTTGTTTTATACTCATTGTCAATCATTTACTGCAGTATAATTTGCAGTTTGTGATGCTGTAACTGAACTATATCCAGCGCTTTGTGTAGCTGTAATATCTTCATATCCTAATGGAGCTACATTACCTACACTAGCAGTTGCAGAAACTCCTGTCAATCCCATAACATCTGCTGGTGCCAAAGATCCTACAGAAGAAGTTGAACTTAATCCAGTTAAACCCATAACATCTGCTGGAGTTATTGCTCCTACAGAAGACGTCATAGAAAGACCCGTTACATCAACAATAGGGTTTGTTGAAATTTCTATTGTGCCTAATGATACTGTTGATGATAAACCAGTTAATCCCATCACATCTGCTGGTGTGATTGCACCTACAGAAGAAGTTGAACTTAATCCAGTTA